TGCAGTCTTACATGATGCAACGGGTCAACGAACAGCTTGGTATGAATGCTACTGTGGCTGCAGCACGTGTTATGAACTTGGCTACGGGAGCTAGATCAGAGTACGTTCAGCTTGAGGCTAGTAAAGACATATTAGATCGCGCTGGGTTCAAGCCCATAGACCGTAGTCAGGTTCAGGTTGCTGGGGACATTCGTGTTAGCATTGATCTGAGTTAGTGGGTAGGGGGTTAAAAAACCGTGACCTACTGTTAGCTAGTAGTCCCTCACTCACATTATTCTTAAAAAAAGTACCTTTGCAAAAATATTATTTTGCTCTAGGGGTTTTGTTGAACAGGAGATTGGTATGAGTGAAGTTACTAAACAGCACACTAAATTAAAGAATGAGCTTCGGGCTATTCAGCGTGACTTTGGCAATTGGTTAGACAAGACTGCAAACAAGACTGGCCCTGAGTTAAAGAAGCAAGCTGATTTTTATCAAGGCCAAAGGGAGAAGGCAGCTAAAAAGTTAGATGCGTTTGAGAAGAAGAACAAGTTAGCTTCTTATTCTTCTGATAAACCTAAGAGTCTTATTAAGAAGGGTGATAGGGGTCGTGCTGCTGGAAGTATTCGCGGTGGTGGTCGTGTTGCTGGGGTTGGTTCTGCTTTAGGACGCACGCCAAAGTCTTTGTTAAAAAACAAGTTGATGCCCAAGACGTGATAGGAAATTGATATGAAGACGGAAACAAAGCGGCCTATGGCTGGTAGGGCTAGAAGTTTATTAAAGAAGGTTAGTGCTGAGATTGACAGCATACCTAAGTACAAGGGTTCTCTTACTGGTCAACCTGCTGAGACACCATTGCAGATGGTTAGTCATAGTATTACTGCTGCTCGTCGCGCCATTCGTTTTCTCAAGGGCAAGCCTTCTGAGTCCTCTTTGGTTTCTAAGCGTAAGAAGCTAGAGGGCATAGTTAAGGACGCGGAGGAATTTAAGAAGATGGACTTTAGCGGAAAGCCTAGCGGCGAGATGGGCAAGGCGACCACTACTCTAAGCAAGTCTGCTTATTTAAATAAGAAGCGCAAAGAGCGCAATCGTTGAGGGCTGGCGTATTAGCATCGGTATTAAGGATTCATTATGGCAACACCAGCGTGGACACGAAAGGAAGGCAAGAACCCAGCGGGGGGCTTGAACGCAAGGGGTCGCGCGGGAACGGGGATGAAGGCTCCGGTAAAAAGCGGAGACAACCCAAGAAGGGCCAGCTTCCTAGCACGGATGGGAAACATGAAGGGGCCAGAAAGGGACGAAAAAGGAAAGCCGACTCGTCTTCTTCTTAGCCTAAAGGTATGGGGAGCATCGTCCAAAGCTGACGCTAAAGCGAAGGCTAGAGCAATTAGTAAAAGGAATAAAGCAAATGCCTAGTGGTAAAGGAACTTACGGAACTAAAGTTGGACGTCCTCCTAAGAAGCCTAAAGGCGGAAAGAAAAAGTAATGGCGGTTAATGCTGCTGGTAATTACACCAAGCCCACAATGCGGAAGTCTTTATTCAAGCGCATTAAGGCTGCGAATATTCAAGGTACTGCTGCTGGCAAGTGGTCGGCGCGTAAGGCTCAGTTATTAGCCAAGCGTTATAAAGCTGCGGGTGGCGGTTACACATGAAGAAGCCTCAGAGGTCATTATTAAACTGGGGCAAGCAGAAGTGGCGCACCAAGTCGGGCAAGCGATCTAGTGACACTGGTGAACGGTACTTACCTAGTAAAGCTATTGCTGCTCTTAGTGATTCTGAATATGCAGCTACAACCGCAGCTAAACGAAAGGGCAAGGCTAAGGGTAAGCAATTTGTGGCTCAACCGAAAGCTATTGCTAAAAAAGTAAGGCAGTATCGTACATGAGTTTTATATCTACCCTTTCCCTAGCAGAGCTAGATGTACTTAGGCAGATAGTTAGAAAGGTTCATCTAACGTATGTGCCGCTGGACTTTGCCACTGACAGGGAATGCGATAAGATGATTGACGGCATGGCCCCTGAGACTGTTGACAGAATGTTGAGGTTCGGCAGACAGTACTGTGGTTGATTTTAAATACAAACCAGACGGAGAAACGCTTAAGGCGTTTATGAAAGACAATACATTCTTTCGTGGCATTCGCGGCCCTGTAGGTTCTGGCAAGTCTGTTGGTTGCTGCATTGAGGTATTCCGCAGGGCGCTTGCACAAGATAAGAATAGCAAGGGTATACGCAGAAGCCGATGGGCAATTATTCGTAATACTAATCCACAGCTTAGAACGACTACTATTAAGACTTGGCTTGATTGGTTTCCAGAAGCTGATTGGGGTAAGTTTACTTGGTCGGTTCCATATACTCATCACATTAAAAAGGGTGACATTGATCTTGAGGTTTTGTTCTTAGCTCTTGATAGGCCCGAAGATGTTAAGAAGTTATTGTCATTAGAGCTTACTGGCATTTGGGTTAATGAAGCTAGAGAAATACCCAAGTCTATTATGGATGCATGTACTATGCGCGTTGGCCGCTTTCCTTCTATGCGTGAGGGAGGGCCGTCTTGGACAGGAGTTATTGCTGATACCAATGCACCAGAGGAAGATCACTGGTGGCCGATCATGTCTGGTGAAGTTCCGATTCCAGATCACATACCGCGAGAGCAAGCTAAGATGTTAGTCAAGCCTGACAACTGGTCATTCTTTACGCAACCCGCTGGTATGATTGAGGTTAAGAACGACGAGAACGAAGTAGATGCCTACAAGCCCAGTAAGAGCGCAGAGAATACTAAGAACATGATGGGGTCTTATTATCCTAACTTAATACAGGGTAAGACTAAAAGCTGGATAGATGTTTACGTTATGAATCGCTTAGGTTCTATACAGGACGGCAAGCCAATCTATCCTATGTTTGTTACTGACACACACGTTGCTAAAGAGGAAATACCTGTTGCTGCTGGTTATCCTTTGTATATTGGTTTGGATTTTGGTCTAACCCCTGCGGCTACTATGGGTCAAAAGGTTAGAGGTAGGTGGTTAGTACAGGATGAAGTCGTTGCGTTTGACATGGGTATTGTTAGGTTTGCGGAAGTTTTACGTGAGCAGATTGCTACTAGATTCTCTCAGTGTTCTGAGGTTATTATTTATGGTGATCCTGCGGGTGACTTTAGGGCGCAGACCGACGAATCTACCCCGTTCCACATACTTAGAGGTGCTGGCCTTAGAGCATTCCCCGCCCCGTCTAATTCCGTGGATTTGCGCCTTGAGTCGGTATCTTCGCAGCTTAACAAAATGACAGAGGGCAAACCTGCTTTTCTAGTAGATCGCCGTTGTTCTCAGCTTATCAAGGGCTTTGAGGGTGGATACCAGTATCGCCGCATGGAAGTATCTGGCGAAAGATATGCAGATAAGCCTGATAAAAATATGTTTAGTCACATTCACGATGCGCTGCAGTATATGCTGTTGGGCGCTGGCGAAGGTCGGGCCTTGATGAATAATCAAAAAGCGGCTAGGCCATCTGTTGCCAAGAGGGACTTTGATGTATTTGCCAAGCGTAATAGTCCCAAGCGCAGACAAGGACTATGGGCGCGTATGTAATTGTGCGTTGCTGATTGTTCTGTGTTGTGCTTATCGCTAACTAACAAAGGAGATTGCTATGTGTGGATTTATAAGTAAGCCACTTAAAAAGTTAGAACGTGCTGCAAATAAAATTCGTCCTAAGGCTTTAGGTATCAATACTAATTTTTTTGGCGGGAAGTTACTTAAACCTGCTATTGAAAAGCTTAAAGAATCCTCTGATATAGAAAACTTAGCTACTGAGGCTAACGAAGAGTTGGCAAAAGAAAAGCAAAAAGCTACAGAAGATACTATACAGCAAACTACAGCTAAAAGATTTAGAAGCGGATCGCGTGGTCGCCGTTCTTTGCTGCGATCTAAGTCTGGTGGTGGCGGTGGGTTTTATAACAGGTTTCAATTATGATAGATGATCCAATAGCTAAAGGTTACTACGAGCATTACGCTAAGGCAAAAGCCAAGCGTGAAAACTTTATACCTTTGTTTGAAGAGTGCTATGAGTATTCTCTTCCACAGCGTGAGTCATTTTATTATGAAAGCGTAGGGCAAAGACGCGACGATAAAATATTTGACGAGACTGCTGTTGTTGGTGTGCAAGAGTTTGCATCCCGATTGCAGTCGGGCATTGTTCCTAACTTTGCGCGTTGGGCTGATCTAACTGCTGGCTCAGAGGTTCCTAAAGAACAGCGTGATGCTGTTAATAATGACCTTGATGAAGTTACTGACTATGTATTTGAGGTGCTGCAGAACTCTAACTTTAGCCAAGAGGTACATGAATCCTTTATGGATTTAGCTGTAGGCACTGGCGTTTTAGTTGCAGAAGAAGGCGATGCAATTAATCCAATACGCTTCTCTGCTATTCCTCTGCCTCACGTTGTACTAGATACTGGCCCCGATGATCGGATAGATCACATCTACCGTGAGCGTAAGGGCATTAGATATAATCAGTTGCAGGTTTTATATCCTGACGCTGAAATGAATGAGCAAATACAAAACCGCATGGGCAATGGCGGTAAGGATACAACAACTGTACTTGAGTTGGTTTGTCGTGATTACTTACAGAAAAACCAAGAAGTGTATATGAGTTACGCTTACTGCATGACTACCGAAAGCGTGATTTACAAACGTGAGCTTAAAGGCAATGGCGCTAATCCGTTTATTTGTTTCCGTTGGTCTAAGTGCGCTGGCGAAGTCTATGGTCGTGGCCCTCTTATTAATGCGCTGTCTGCCATTAAGACAACCAACCTAACCATTGAGTTGATCTTAGAAAATGCACAGATGGCTATATCTGGCGTGTATCAAATGGATGATGATGGTGTCATTAATCCTGATACTATATCCTTAGTGCCGGGGTCTATTATACCAAAGGCTATTGGCTCCAATGGGTTACAGCCCGTTGCTGCAGCAGGAGACTTTAGTGTATCTCAGCTTATACTTTCTGATATGCGCTTAAACATCAAACGTGCGTTGTATAATGACATGCTTGGCAATCCAGATAAAACTCCTGCATCTGCTACTGAGGTTGCGGAACGTATGGCTGATTTATCTAGGCGTATGGGTTCTGCGTTTGGCAGACTGCAAGCAGAGCTAGTGCAGCCAGTATTGCAGCGCGTTATTTACATTCTTAAAAAACAGGGCCGCATTGAGATACCAAATGTTAATGGTCGTGAGATTAAAGTTAGGTCCATATCTCCACTGGCGCAAGCACAGGCTAACGCAGATATATCATCTGTTGGTCGGTTTCTTGAGATGGTTCTCGGCACCTTTGGGCCAGAGGTTCTTAACCTACTAATCAATTCAGAAGAAACGGCAGCGCATCTTGCTAAGAAGTTTGGTGTACCTGACGGGTTGATTCGTGATCCAGAAGAACGTAAGCAGATAGTTGCAATGGCGCAGCAAATGCAAATGCAGCAACAACAGCAAATGCAAGAGCAGCCGCCACAGGAACAACTGCAATAGGAGATAAAGTTGCCAAAAACAAACATCGGCATTGATGGAATACAACGCGCAGCTAATCAAGATAAAATCATAAGCACTACGGTTGCACACTTGTTTGAAACAGAAATGGGTAAGGCTGTCATGGAATACCTTAAATCTATAACAGTAAACCGTGTGCATGGGCCAAACATAACTACAGAAGAATTGCGCCATCACGAAGGGCAGCGATATATAGTTGGTCTACTTGAAGCAAGAATACAGCATGGTCATAAGGTAAAGCAAAATGTCTGAGTCATTATTAAATGAATCGCCTCAACCCGCAGAAGCAACTGCAGAAGTTACGCAAACGCAGACCGATAGACCGGATTGGTTGCCTGAGAAATTTAACTCGCCAGAGGATTTGGGCAAGGCGTACAATGAATTATCTTCTAAGTTGGGCGCAAAGGAAGAAGACCTAAAGGCTTCATGGCAAGAAGAAATGCAACGAGAGGCTTACGCTGATCGTCCTGCTACTAAGGGTGATTACCTTCTGCCAGAAAGTATTGACCCCGAAACTGCAGTAGATAGTCCGTTGCTTGATTGGTGGTCGGATCATTCTTTTGAGAGTGGCCTTGGTCAAGAAGAGTTCCAAAAAGGCATTGAGTTATTTGCAGAAGCAATGAATGCAGGGCAACCTGACATAGAAGCAGAAACTCAACTGTTAGGTGATTCTGCAACTGATCGCATTGAAGCGGCTAGTTTGTTTGCTAATCAATTCTTTCCAGAAGAAAGCCTAGATGCAATAGAACGTATGTGTGAAACGGCTGGCGGTATTGTTGCCTTAGAACACATTATGGAAAAAATGAAAGGGCCATCATTTGCAGGTGACTCAGCTATGTCTAGCCAGATTACCGAGGATTCTTTACGCAGCATGCAGAATGATGAACGCTATTGGAATCCGCAAAAGCGTGACAATGCTTACGTTAGTCAAGTAGATCAGGCGTATCGCAAACTATATGGCTGATCCTATTCTACAGCGTAGGGGCTTTCAATTAGTCCCTATGCAAAAGTCTCATGTTATGAAGTTCTACCATGACATAGCTCCGTATAGTGCGGCAGAGTATAAAGACGTTGATCTATTCTATGCCTTAGATAAAATGCAAGAAGAACAAGAGTGCATGGTATTAGAAAACCAAGATGGTATATCCGTGCAGCTTATTGGCCTACAAGCTACTGGCAATCAACAAGTCTGCATGTGGTCTTTGTTTACTAAGCAAATGGATACAGATTGGCGCAGCGTCATTAGAGTATCTCCTGACATTCTTAGGTACGTTCATCAGACTTACTATGAGATAAATCTAAACATATCAGCAGAAAGCGAAGGCTCTCTTAACTGGGCGGCATGGCTTGGATTTACACCCACTGGGTATATAGATGATGAAGATGGTACAACCTTAGTGCATTTTGTGCGTTGCAATCCTGACAGAAAGAATGTTTACGCTCTAGCGTCACGGCCCGTAATGCACTGAGTAGCCCATTAGGATACCTACGTTGAGGATGCAGAAGGATACCCAGAGAACAAATGCAACCTTAATAAAGGACTCTTGAAATGGCTAATACAATTGATACAGCCTTCATCAAGCAGTTTGAATCCGATGTGCACCTAGCATATCAACGCATGGGTTCTAAGCTGCGGAACACTGTTCGTACTGCAAACGCTACTGCGTCTGTTGTTCGTTTTCAAAAGATTGGTGCTGGCATTGCCACTACTAAATCACGCAACGGTAATGTCACTCCTATGGAACTGGCGC